AAGTACTGATTATTTCATGAGCATGAACCTACAAACAGGTGATACTCAATTTACAGGAGCTATAACAGCTTCAGCATACTCAGGATTACCAAATGATTATTTATATGTAATAAGAGATACAAACCAAACAATAGGTGGTGGTAGTTGGGCTAACCAAGATGTTTTATTTAATAACGTGGTAGTTTCAAAAGGAATATCATATGCGGCTGTTTCAGGATTAGCAGCCTTAACAGGAGGTAAAGTTTATAGAATAACAGCCCGTTTAGCATGGAATGCTGCTGCGATTTATTTGTTCCAATACTCATGTTATGATAGCGCAAATACTCAATTAGGACCTATAGTTGAAATAGTTCAATCTACAAATACTTCTAATAACATTAGTGATGGTACTTTAGATTTTATTTATGCACCTGTTGGTGATACAAACATAAAAATAAGAATGACTAATAATACTACAGCCTTAAGTGGTGAATATATTAGAGGTGATCTTAATACACAGATGATTATACAACAAATTGCATAATTGGATATCTTCCATTTCTTATTAATATTTATTAACATATGGCAAATGTCCTTTCAAAATCAGGTATAACTAATACAAGTACAATCCAAGCATGGCATGTATCTCAATCAGTAGATGCTTTAACAGCTGCTTCGGCTTTTGATATTACTATTTCCGGCTCATTAACATTAACAGGATCAACTAACATATCTGGATCTACAGTAATGAGTGGTTCATTAAGTGTTAGTGGAACAGTTAATTTGCCTGGATTTACAAATGCTACTGCTTCTTGGGCTACTAATTTAGTTAATACCCCATCAAGCATTAACCGTTATATTTTACCTTCAGGTTCTACTCCAACATTATTTACAACGCAAATGATTGCAGGAGCAGGACAAATAAACTCAGGACAAAGTTTAACTACAGTTGATATTACACCAATAGATTTTACAGGAAAAGCTTTAGGAACAGATGTATTTGTTACAGTAGGAATTTCATCTTCTTATACCACTTCAAGCATGAGTTATTTCCCGCGTGTAGATAGTATAGGACCAAATAGTATTACATTTACTACTTCAGCAAGTGCTCCATTTAATGTTCCTTTTTTCTTTACAGCAATATATAAAGCATAAAAAAATAAATAAATAAAAGTATATGGATAAAAAAGTTTTAACACAAGAAGAATTACAACAATTAAAAGATTTTCAATCAACTAGAAATCAATTAGTTACCGATTTTGGTATTATTGAATTTCAAATGCAAGAATTGAAATCTCAAAAAGAAATGCTTGTAAGCGCTTTAAATAACTTAAAAGCTGAAGAAGCTAAAGTTAGTAAAGAATTACAAGAAAAATATGGTGAAGGAAATATTGATCTAACTAGCGGAGAATTCGTTAGTGTAAATTAATTTTTAGACCCTTCTGCCATATTTATCACAGAATAAAAAACTAATATAATATAATTAACAATGGCAGACACATTAATATCTCCTGGCGTATTAGCACTAGAAAACGATAATTCGTTTATCACCCAACAACCTGTAACAGTAGGTGCAGCTATTATCGGTCCAACAGTTAAAGGTCCTGTAGAAGTTCCAACAATCGTTACTTCTTATAGTGATTACCAAAATAAATTCGGTACTACTTTTTTAAGTGGTAGCCAAGTTTATACTTACTTTACTTCAATAGCAGCTTATAACTACTTCAATAATGGTGGTGAAACATTATTAGTAGCTAGAGTAGTAAGCGGTACATTTACAACCGCTACAACTTCAGGATCTCAAGGTACTCCAGTATTAAACTACAACACTTCAGAATCAGTTAGATTTGCTACTCTTTCTAAAGGTAATATCATGAATAATACCGGTAGTGAAGACTCAGCAGGTGCTTTAGCTTCTGGTTCAACAGACAATATCAGATGGCAAATTGCTAATAGCGATACTTCATCAGGTACTTTCTCATTGTTAATTAGACAAGGTGATGATACTACAAACAACCCAACTGTATTAGAAACTTGGACTAACTTATCAATGGACCCAACAGCTCCAAACTTTGTAACTAAAGTAATTGGTGATCAAGTCCAAAATTATAATTCTACAACTAACCAAATTGAAACTTCAGGTTCAGTACCTAACTTCTCAAGATACGTAAGAGTGGCTTCAGTTTTAACTCCTACTCCATTATATTTTGATAATAACGGTATTGCAAAACCTCAATTTACTGGATCTATTCCAGTTGTTGGAAGTGGTTCATTCGGTGGTGCTGTAGGTAATTTATTCGGTAACGGAGCCGCTTATTATGATACTATTACTGATGGTAATAACGCTCAAGGTTTACCAAGTGGTAGCTATACTAATATGATTAATTTGTTATCTAACCAAGACGATTACAGATTTAATGTAATCATTACTCCTGGTTTATTTAACTCATTACAAACTTCTCAATGTACTTCTATTATCAATAACACTCAAAACAGAGGTGATAGTATCTTTGTACTTGACTTAGTACCTTATAATGTAAGCACAATTACTTCAGTAACTACACAAGCAAATTCAAGAAATACTTCATATGCTGCTTCATATTGGCCTTGTGTTAAACCAATCGATCCTGATTCAGGAGCATTAGTTTGGGTTCCAGCTTCAACAATGGTAGCAGGTGTTTACGCTTATAACGATAGCGTAAGTGAGCCTTGGTTCGCACCAGCAGGTATTAACAGAGGTGGTTTAGGTAATGTAGTTAGAGCAGCTCAAAAATTGTCTCAAACTCAAAGAGATAACTTATACACTAACAAAGTTAATCCAATCGCTACTTTCCCTGGAACTGGAGTTGTAGTATACGGTCAGAAAACATTACAAACTAAAGCTTCTGCTTTAGATAGAGTAAACGTAAGAAGATTGTTAATTGCTCTTAAATCATACATTTCTCAAATCGCTAATAACTTAGTATTCGAACAAAACACTATCGCAACTAGAAATGCGTTCTTAGCTCAAGTTAACCCATACTTAACATCAGTTCAACAAAGACAAGGTTTGTATGCGTTTAAAGTGATTATGGATGATAGCAACAACACTCCTGACGTAATCGACAGAAACCAATTAGTAGGCCAAATTTACTTACAACCAACTAAGACAGCTGAATTTATTTACTTAAACTTCAACATCTTACCAACTGGAGTAACTTTCCCAGCATAATTTTTTAAAAATAGAATATTTATAAACAAATAAAAATAACTAAATAAAATGGCAGTATTAGATCCAAACGAAATATTTTTCACAGCCTTCGAACCTAAACAGCAGAACAGGTTTATCATGTATATTGATGGTATTCCAGCATATATTATTAAGGGAGTGAACGCAGTAACATTAACTCAAGATTCAATTCCACTTAACCACATAAACGTTCAGCGTTTCGTTAAAGGCAAGTCTAAATGGGGTGAAATCACAATGACATTATTTGATCCAATCACACCATCAGGTGCTCAGGCAGTAATGGAATGGGTACGTTTACACCACGAATCTGTAACAGGTAGAGATGGTTATTCTGACTTCTATAAGAAAGATTTAACACTAGATGTTTTAGGTCCAGTAGGTGATATCGTTTCAGAATGGATTATTAAAGGTGCCCTAATCACTAACGTTAACTTCGGTGATTTCAGTTGGGACAATGAATCAGTAGCTCAGAACATCACAATGACTGTTCAACCTGATTACTGTATCTTGAACTTCTAATAGTAAAACAAATATTAAAGAAAGCTCGCATTTTTTGCGAGCTTCTTTTTTTCTGGCATATTTATATAAGACAATTAAGTTATAATAAATAAAAATTATGGAAGAAAATAAATTTAAATTCCCAACCGAGGTTGTAGAATTACCTTCAAAAGGTTTACTTTACCCTGAAACTTCACCTTTATCATCTGGAAAAGTAGAAATGAAATACATGACTGCTAAAGAAGAAGATATCTTAACAAACCAATCTTACATTACTAAAGGTATTGTATTAGATAAGTTATTAGAATCTCTTATTGTTGATAAAACTATAAATGTTAAGGATTTTATCACTGGTGATAAAAACGCTTTATTTGTAGCCGCTCGTATTTTAGGTTATGGTAAAGATTATTCATTTACTTATGAAGGAAAAGATATAACAATAGACTTAACAGAAATTGATAATAGACCATTTGATGAGTCATCAATTACTAAGGGTGTAAATGAATTTTCTTTCACTTTACCTCATTCTAAAACTACAGTTACATATAAAATTTTAAATGGTCATGATGAAAAAACCATTGAAAAAGAAATTGAAGGATTAAGAAAAATCAATAAAGATGCTTCTCCAGAATTATCTACTCGTTTAAAATACATTATTACTTCAGTTGAAAATGATAGAGACACTAAAACAATTAGAAACTTTGTAGACAATTATTTATTAGCTAAAGATTCTAGATCTCTAAGAGAGCATATCAAAAATACTCAGCCTGATGTTGATTTGACTTTCACAACAGACAGCGGACAGGAGGTCGCTATCCCGGTAGGGATTAGCTTTTTTTGGCCTGACGCTTAATACCGCATCTGTTACTCGTATGAGTTTGTTTAAACAAATTCACGAGATAGTATTTCATGGTAGAGGAGGGTTTGATTGGCATACAATTTATAATATGCCTATATGGTTAAGAAAATTCACTTTTAGTCAAATTCAAAAACACTATGAAGAAGAAAAAGAACAAATAGAAAACGCCCAGAATGGAGGCAAAACAACACTAATGAATTCCTCAGGTGAAGTTAATAAAGCCCAAGCTAAGCAAGTAACTAAAAACATTACTCCACCTACTTATATTACTAAGGCATCAAAAAAATGATGCCTTTAAATATTTATAACAAAATATTCTAAATGGCTACTCCTGACGAAGTAAAAAAACAAAAAGAACTAAATGATCTTTTAACTAAAGAAAATGAAATCTTAAAAAAAAGATTAGAACTTCAATCAGATAGTTATGATTTATCTTCGTCATTAATAGAAGATTTAAAAGATGCTTTAGGTATTCAATCTAAAAGAAATACTTTTGATTCTGGTTTATTAGATATAAATAAAAAAATAAACCAGTCTATAAGAGATCAAAAATTAGACTTTGAAGGTATTGACACTATTCAAAAACAAATTAAGAAAAATTCTGATTTAATAAATAAAGCGAAAATATTTGAAACTAGTTTAGACAAACAAATGACCCTTTTAGGTCGGGACAAACGCAAATCAGATATAAATAGAATACAAAATCTTGATAATACTAATAAAGCTATAACTAAACAAGAAAAAGCATTAAAGGATATATTATCTTTATCTAAAAAAGAAGTATTCCAGCGTAAAGATGAAGTAAAAGAACTTCAAAAGAAATTAGCTAGAAATTATCAAATATTAGAAACTAATTTTAAAAATTTAAGTCTTACTTCTAAACAATTTTATCTTACTAAAAAACAAAAAGAAGAATTAGAAAAAATAAATAAAGAATTAGAAGAAGAAGAAAAACGACAAGAAAAAATTCAAAAACAATTAGGTGTATTTGGTGGAATATTACAAGGATTATCTAAAATACCTCTTTTAAGTAAGCTAGGAGTTGATTTTGAAAAAGTTAATAAAGCAGCTAAAGAAGAAGTTGAAAAAACAGGAAGCGGAATTAAAGGCTTATTTGCAGGTCTAGGAAAACTAGGATCAGAACTATTTAAGAACCTTACAAAACCAGCTAATATAGCGTTATTTGCTATAATGCAAATAGGTAAAGCTCTTTTAGATGTTGATAAGTCAACAGGTAAATTAGCTAAAGATTTCAATATGACCTATTTGGAAGCTAATAATCTAAGAAAAGATTTAACCCAGATGGCTTATGATTCAAATAGTGTAGTAGTAAATACTAGAGCACTACAAGAATCTATGGTTGCTGTAGGTAAGGCTTTAGGTACTAATGCTGTATTAAATGAAAAAGATTTAGTAACATTTACTAAATTAAGAGAAGCAGCTGGTTTTACTAATGAAGAATTAGTTGAACAACAAAAATTAGCTTATGTTAGTGGCAAAACATTAGAAAACAATGTTGGTAGTTTATTAGCCTCAGCTAAAATAACTGGGTTAAATAATAAAACTCTTTTAAATGAAAAAGACATATTAAAAGAAGTTAATAATACCTCTTATGCTATTAAAGCGTCTTTAGGCGGTAGTGGAAAAGCATTAGGTGAAGCAGCCGCTCAAGCTAAAGTATTAGGAATGAGCATGAAGCAAGTCGAAGACATTGCCAGCTCATTACTTAATTTCGAATCATCTATTTCAGCTGAATTAGAAGCTGAATTATTAACTGGTAAAAACTTAAACTTGGAAATGGCCCGTTTATACGCTATTAATAATGATATGGCGGGTGTTGCTAGAGAAATCCGTAAGAATTACGGTAGTATAGAAGAGTTTGGTAGAATGAATCGTATTCAACAAGAAGCCGCTGCTAAAGCTGTTGGTATGACTCGTGAAGAATTAGCTAAAACTTTAACTGATGAAAAAGCGTTAGCTGGATTAAGTGGTGAACAAAGAAATGCTGCTCAAGCTGCTTTAGAAT